CTAACGCTTTCTTTGCATTTGCAATTTTTTTGTCTTTAGACCAATTGCAATCATTGATGAGATGATAGATAGCATTGATTGTCTTCTCACCAACGATACCGTCAACCGTGACCTTGCCTGCTTTCTGTGCCTCTTTGACCGCCTTTAAGGTGCCGTCGCCGAAACCGTTTGAGTTATCAACTTTTGTTTTGATAATCTTCATGTTGTATAAAGTAATCAACTGCTTTTTGAATGCGAGTGTTGCTGTGTTATGTGCGCCGTATTTAATCATTTCTTCTTCCTCCGTGTTTGTTGTTTTTTCGCTGAGCTGTGCGTTTACTTCGTCTGCAAGATTTCCGAGCCTGTTATAGAGCCAGTCGCCCGGGCAGGATTTATTTGTAAACCACCTATGTACAGTCAAGACCATTTCACCTGATTTTGGCGAATAATTTAGCGTCTTGTCCTCATTACCAAACCAAAGCAGTTTAGTTTTGCCGTTACGCTTGCAGATGTCAACGCATAAAGTTACAAGCTTGTTGTAAACCTTACTGTTCATCGTATAAGGATCTGTTGTGTCGCTTGCACATTCAATAGTTACCGCCCTCTGGTCATTTTCGTTTGATGAACTGCACCAAGAACGATTGCCTTCATCAACACAAAGCAACACCCTGCCGTCATAGCCAATACCGTAATTACAGCTCGCCTCATTTCTAGTGTTCATAAAGATGTTGCCGAGGGTTTCGACACTGCACTGACCTACTACACAATGCGGAGTAATGCGGTCAATGCTGTGTGTGCGTTTACCGCTGTGGTTTGGGCTTAATTTTGTGTAATTAACAAGTTTTGAATTACTCATAATTTAATTATTCCTCACTTTCTGAATCTGTTTTCGTTTCGACTGTTGTCTTTAATCTCTTAACGATTGATACCAAAAATTTCGGCAATGGAATACCAATTTCCGAGAGGTTTTCTAAAATAGAAATCAACTCGTTGATGATAAACCAAATCGTAACAATCATGCCGATACAGTAGTTAATCCGCAGGTCGATTCCGCAGTTGACAAGTGCCGAACTGATGAGATAGTCGGCAACAATACCGACCGCTACGGCTACGATATAGCCTACCTTTTTGATGATACCAGTTACCCCGACACGGCTGTTAAGCGTGTGACTGATGTATGCCTGTGCCATTCCTGTGATATAGTCGATAATCATTACCGCAGTCATCACCGCAAACGGCACAAGCAAGATGTTAAGATATGCGACAATTGCTCCGCACGCAGTGGCAAATAACGCCTGTAAAATATTTTCTTTCATTGTTTACACCTCACTTTCTGTCGGCTCATCTACGGTTGGATTATCGCCCCACACCGCCATAACAGCATTGTAGTATTCATCAGACAAGACTTTTCTTATCTGTTCTCTGCCTGATTCGTCATTCATATAGGCATTGCGGATGTTTCCGCCGACCTGCATTTCTTCACCGTTAAAGGTCAAAAACTGCTGTCTGAGTACCGACACGCTGTCCTTTGTTAGCATATCAAGTGTGATTTTTTCTTTAAGTTCCATTTTTCATACCTCCGTTATTTTTATATTTTGTAAATCAAAGAAAAGTTTACCTGCTCATCAGCGACGAAATTATAAGCCTGTTTATTGAGCGGAGTAAACTGCAGCCAAGCTGATTTACTTGCACTTCCTCTGAACATTCCGCCGTTTTTGCTTATGCCGATATCATGAACAATCACATCCGATTTGTTTGAGAAAGGCATATTGAGCAAAGATATTGAAGATGTTCCGCCTAAAGATGTTGCGTTCATAATGACGGTGACATTGACAATAACGATATCGCCTATTTTTTCATAAAGGCAAGTTGCAGATTTTATTTTATCAATCTGAGTAGAGTACGGAGTAAGAGTAGCTGTACCAAGTTCGATATTTGACGAATCGTATTTATTTGCAAGGAGTGCATCAACCTCTGATGCGGAATAATACTTAGTCGGTGTGTTGCCAGACTTTGCAGTGGGTACATACAGCAAACGACCGCCAGCGTTCCGACCACGGTCGCCAACAGTACCATTGCAAACCAGAGAGAAACTGCCTGCACGGTCGCCACTACGACAACTGCCCCCTCGTTGGACAATACGGTAACCGTTCAAATTTGGTGCAGTATAGACGATATCACCAACAGGCAACGCACTTGTTCCGCCGATTTCTGACGGCATAAACAGCCAATCATATTCCTCTGAGCCATAGCCCATAGCTTTTATAAAACCATTTGCATTTGAGAGTGTAAATCCAACAGGTTTATAATTATCGGTCTTTTTACTTTCGGAAAAATTAAAATCGTCAGCAATATACGGTTGACCGCCACACATAGAGCCGTCACCCCAAATATTAATACCGTTGATGTGCTTAGAGATATTACCCCAAGGATTTTCAACACCCCTGTATGTAACGGAAACTTTTCCGTTTTCTGTATAAGCTGTTTGAGTGCCTCCGATTTCGTTGACCGTTGATGTTGCCTGTCCTGTGCCATTTCCGAGGTCAGCAGTCGAACCAGTCAGGCTTGAACAGTTATATGCCGTGTTACCAGTGATGCTAACAACACCCTGTCCGATGCCTTCCTGCGTGCTCATTATGCCGAGCTCAACCATCATCAGAAGTTGATTCGCACTTGTTGCCTTGATTGTTTCAAGGTGCCAGCCTTCACCCCTGTTCTGTGCCATTAATTCAAGATTTGTCTTCGTTCCAATCCCTTGTCTCAAACCGCTGATAGGTTTTTTTCCGGCAACCGAACAGAGCAAATCACCGTCTTCGTAAGTAATGAACTCATCAACATTATCGTTGACATAATGCTTAGCGGAAACATCATACATGCTTCCCTCATCAGCTGAAAAAAGAATGTAGTCAATCGCATTGCCGTTTTCATCGTAAAACGCAGGATGAAGTTTGAATCCGGTCTTTGGTTTTGCGCTAACATAATAATTCGCTTTACGCAAGTGATATCCGATTCCCGAATCGGAATTTTTTTCTAACTTGAGTGGAACAACCTTATAGTAAAAAGCCGGCTGATAAACCATAACCTGACCGTTGGTGCCGTCTTCCGTATAATTATTGTCACCGTAATATGCTGTGATAGTGCCATCATCTGAAACATTACATCTTCTTCTGCCGCCGTACATTGCGAACTTATCAAAGTCTGAACCTTGTGAAAGATTGACCGCTCCTGCAAGTCGGGTAAATGTCTTATTTTCAAAATCAACGCAAAGTCCTACTATGTCTTCGTCGGTGTAGCCGATGTATGCCTTGACATCGTCAACATCTGCCTTGTCAGCTTTTTCACCAAGCGAATTATCGGTTTCAGTCTTATCGGCTTTTGTAAGAAGAGAATTGTAAACCGTACCGCTTGTGAGATAGCACGGGCTATTATTTTTGGGTTCACTGTCAAACGGCATTGAATTGAGCTTTTGGGCAAGTTTTTGGTCTGTTTTTTCCTTCGTATATGCGTCCGTAATTCCGTACCCTGCGAGTGTAGTACTTTTATCTGCTTTGTTCGTAAGATTTGCGTCGGCCGTATCAAGCCTTGCTCCAAGTGAATTTTGACCGCCTCTTGCTGTGGTTATTTCGGATTCAAGTGCAATTGCTCCGTTTGTAGCCTGTTCAATTCCATCATCCATATGGTTGAGGTTGTCGGCAGTCAGCGGAGTTGCTGTTGAGGGAGTGTTTTCCCAGTTCATTCGTGTGTATTTGTTCAATTTTTATTCTCCTTTCGCTGTGATTTTGTCTGTGAGTGCCTGTATGCCCGTAAGCTCTCTTACAAGCAAATAAGAGGTCACGGTTGCAGTCTGCGGAGTGCCGTCAGCGTTATAGGCATAGTTGCCGTCAGCGTCGGTTACATAATATTTAATCTGTATAATATCGCCCGGTTCAACCCACAATCTGCCGTCAAGGGTTGCCTCGATAGGCTTATAAATTTTATGGTGTATTCGCTTGCCCGTATCGCCTGAAAACAAATTTTCAAACTTATGTACCCACGCTCCGCCTTCGTTATCGTTTTCCTGCCATACAAGAATGTTATCTGTCATATCATAGGTTTTACCGCTTAAAAACTTGTAACTACGCACCTTTGCAGTTCGTGTCGCTCCACCGATTGCAAAGTCAACAGTCCCGTATGTACCACTTGATTTTTCGTTAGCGCTGAATGCCTCGTAAAAGTCATATTTTTCTGCTTTCGCCGTATTGGTTTCGAGGTTGACAAAAACAATGTTACCGCCTTTTCGGTTATCGGGTTTAACAAAAGCAAACACACCGAGCATTTCCGCTGTATAATTAAGCAATTGACCGTAATTAATCTTTTCGGAATCATTAAGCCATACTTTGTTAAAAATTTTCATATTCTTAACAGTCAGATTCTCAGCCTTGTTGATAACCTCGTTAAGTAACCTGTCGGATAAAAAACTGGCGTCAGGTTGACCGCATAGGTTAGTGAATTTTTCAGAAACCATTGCCAACAGAGTATAGACCGAAATGTCGTCAGAATTGTTATTCCAGAGCTTTTGCAGATAGTTTGTGCAGTCGGTTTCATAAAGCTGTGAAATCACATCATAGGCGGTTATGCTGATTTTGTTCTGATCCGTTTTATTGACCTCGGCTTTGTCAATCATACCGTTAAAAATGCACCACGACTTTGTTGTCACGGCTTCGCCCGGATAGAGAGTGTCGCTTGGATATAATGAACTGCTCGGCAGTATCGGAGAGCCTGACGGAAAAGTTTGTGTCAGCTTAACTAAAATCCAACAACCGACAAGTTTTGAAACATCAAAGGTTCTGTCAACGGTGTTCAGCAATCCGATTTTAAATTCGGAAGCAATGCAACCGCCGAATTTCAGCTTGCTTTCGTCACAAATTGACTGTTTAAGGCTCATACTTTCGCTTTCAATGTTGGTTTCGGTGATGACATCAAACTTGCTGTCGGATGAAAAGATTTCGAGCTTATTTGAAATAAGTTCGTTAATGATTTTCTGCTTGTGCGCACTTGAAATAGATAGCAATCTGTCACCCCCTTAATACTCAATAAAAGTGAAAGTCACGGCATTGTATATGATGTTGTTTTGGGTGATTTTCTTGACCTGATAGGTGATGTCGGGCATATAGGCGGTCATTGTGCGATATGCAAGAAGTTCATCGTCCCAATACTCGACACGGATTTTACGCTGTTGAGAGTTATCCCACGAACTATTCAAAGCACTTCTAATCGACTGCATTTGTGCAAGGGTGAGTTCATCAACGGTTGTGAACTCAATTTTCGACTTGTAATTCGGCGAAGTTGTGCGGTGCAGAAGATTGTTGCTGTCACGGTATGCCTTGATTTCGGTTCTCTGGAGCGGAGTGCCGTTGTAGTTGTCCTTTGCAATAAGCTTGTGCGGAAAAAGCTTACCGCTCTTAGGGAACCTTATTAAGTAACCTTTAAAATTTGCCATGTCATCATCTCCTAATCTAACGCACCGACACCGTGACGCTTTTTGACTGCGTTGTTGCGTTTTACAATGTTGTTAAAAATCACTTCGCCGTCAAGATTTACGGTAAGGTTAATGTCACCGCTGTCACCTGTTGAGCCTATCTCTGCCATAGCCTCAATAAGTGCCTGTTTGATAGTTGAAATCGGCGAAACAACCTCAGCCTCACGCTTGTTATCACCGAGTACGGCAAGAAATTCACCGTAATTTGCCGGAACAACCGTACCTGTGGCAAGTCGGGGAACCGTAATGTTAGGCAGTCCGACATTGCCGTTTACGCCCCCTAACGCTTCATAAGCAATCTTTGCCGCTGTACTCATTCCGCCTGAAATAGCACTGCCGAGGCTGTTGAACGGATCTATAAAGTTGTTTAAGAAGTTCTGAACAACACCTAAAAATCCGTTCATAGGCTTTTTTACAGCACTCTTGATACCCTCAAAAGCATTTGAGAAAACGCTTGAAATCGGATTGATATGTGTTGAAATAAAGCTAAGCAGTCTTGCAAGCGGATTTTTCAAGGCATATATTCTGTCACGAATGCCGTTTGCAAGACCTTGAACCGTGTAACCGCCTCTTTCATACATTTCTGTTGACGGGGAATGAATTCCCATCGTGGTATCATATTCTGAAAGCACAGTAGAAGCAAGGCCGTGACTGTTTTTGACAAGCGCACCTTCGTATGCTTCTGTACCCTCAACAAGACCAAGGACCGTGTTTTTACCCGTATCTTTTGCGGCTTTTTGCAAATTGTTCAAGGATTTCCATTGAGATTTTTGAATTTGCTCTGTGTTAATCATTCCTGCGTTGTAAGCCATAAGAACAGCGGCGGCATCCGAATATTCGCCCTTAACTACCTTTTGTACATCCAAAAGATCATCACTGGTCATCGTGAGCTTATTTAAGGCGGCAATTGTCTTATTTACAGAAGATGTAGCACCTTCCAGTGACTTTGTTTTGCTCTGAATATTCTCGAAGTATTCAATGCCCTCTTTCCATAAAGCGTCGTTTTTAGCACCGCCACCAAAATAGTAATTTTCAAGAGCCTGCATACTTTTGCCGTTTTTCTCAAGCCATTTTTTTAGTTTTTTCTGTTCGTTTTCAAGGTCTTTCTTCTTGCTGTTATAATCCGACTTTGCACTGTTGTATTCTTTTGATGCAAGAATTCTTTCTTTGCTGTTTTCAGAAGATAATTCAGCTAATGCGGCACTATTTGCAAGCTGTTGGTATTTATCAATTGTATTGTCAATTGCATTACGAACTTCGCTTAAATCGCCGTTCAGGTGCAACTTGCCGCCACTACTGATTGACACATAGTTATTCCAAGTGTCGCTAAAACCGTCAACATTGCTTTTAAAATATGTAACAATAGTTTGTAACTGTGCCTGCTCTTCAGGAGTAAGCGTAGCTTTCTGCAGAAGTTCATCAAGTTTCTGTTGGTAACTGTCAACAAGTGTATTGTCTGCATACAAGCTGTCCATTCGTTCAAGAGTGTCTGACAAATTATCCTCAATACCTTGCGTAGTTGTATCAAGCCTTGATTTTATACCGTCAATTTCATCAGCAAATTTTTTAGCTTCGGAATTACTCCAAACAAGCTGATTATATACAGTAACTGCAGTCACAAGTCCGGTGATGGCACCGGCAACGGCTAAGATTGGATTTGCAGAAACAGTTGTCAAAAATAACTTTATAGCATTTTTGACTTTGTCAATTCCGCTTGCAATCGCTTGTCCTGCCTTGAAAACAACAACAGCTGTACCGACTGCAGTAATGCCGCCTGCGATAGCGTACAAGGTTTTGTCACTAATAGATTTAACTATTTTGCTTAACAGTTTCAATGCTCCTGCAAGGGCTTCTACAAGTTTCGGAACTGCTTCTTCAATTGTCCATTTTGCAAGTGGGAGAAGAATATTCTTGTATGCCTGTTTCAGCTTATCTCCGCAGGCTTTGAGCAAATTTCTGAACGCCTGTCCGAGGTCGGCAACGGCTGATACAAGCGGTGACAAATCAAGACTTTCAAGCCATTCAAGGCGAATTTCTGACATATCGCTCAAAAAGCCTGTGATATCTTCAACAATGCCAAGGATTGCTTCCCAAATCTTTTTGCCCGATTCATTTTTGTCCCAAGCCTGTTTGATTTTGGTCCGCAGAGTTTTGGTGTAGTTGTTGCAGTTTTTGATGATATTCAGAATATTAGTCCAAATTCTCTCACCAGTGCCGTTATTCCACACCTTGTGAAAATCCTCTGCAACGGCATTCACAAGCTCTATAAGACTGTTCCACTTGTCAATGATTGACTGTACAACAGCGTCCCCAAGTCCTGCCTTATTCCAAGCCTTTGTAAACGCTCCCGAAATGTCACCGATGATGTCAAAAACATTTTTCAAAAGCTGTTTGATGTTTCCGATAATCCTTTCGCCTGTGCCGTTTTTCCACACTCTCTTCCACGATTCGCTGATTGAAACAAAAGCATTTTTCAGATTATTCAAAGCTCTTTTAATGCTGTCAAAAACCTTGTTTGTACGCTTTTCAATCGCTGTTGCGGCAGTATCAAGTGCGTTGACTGCGGCTTTAGAAGATTTCTTTGTGGGGCTGTTTACTGCTGTGCTGTCATCTGACGAACTGTTTTCAAGGCTCATCACATTGAGCCTGTCAAAGCCTTGAAGGTTGTCTTTAATTTCCTTTGTCTTTTTCGATGTTGTGGCAAGTGCAGAGTTTGCACTCTTTGTTTCATCGGCGAGGTCTGTCATTTCAGAGCTTGCGGAATTTGCGGAATTGTCAGTTGCAGATGAATAGCCGAAAACCTGTTCCGTAAAGCTTTTGAATTTTTCCGTTGCAACATCTAATTTTTCGATAAAGGAATTAAGATTTTTCAACAGCGGAGAAAACACATTGATAAGTCCCTGACCGAGTGTAGCTTTCAGGCTGTCAAGTCGGAGCTGTAAAATTCTTGTCTGATTCGCCCAACTGTCCTGCGTTCGGGCAAAGTCACCCGTCGCATTGGCAAGCTGGTCTTGCACAAACTTGTAACGCAATGTTACTTTTTCGGCTTCGGTCATTTTGGCTGTGGTTTTGCCGTAACCGTTTGCAAGGGCATAGCTGTCAAGCGCAGTCTGTGTCATTACGATGCCTAAATCTTTTAAAGTTTCGGTTTCGCCCGAAAATACTGATTTAAGTTTTGTATAGGCTTCGTCCTGTCTGATGTTGTAGAATGAAGCAACATCGCCTGCAAGTCCTGTCAGCGTGGTTGACATATCATAGGCTTCTTTCTCTGTAAAACCGAAAGCCTCAGCCATTGAGCCGAAAGTACCGACATACCGCTTTGCCATTGTTTCGGACAAACCAAAAGAATTAGCTGCACTTTTTGCCCACTTGTCAACCTGTTTGGTCATTGCCGGAAAAGTAACATCAACAACATTCTGCACCTCCGCAAGGTCAGAACCAAGCTCAATGCACTCTTTGCCGAAATTTGTAATTGCATAAGTGCTGAAAGCAACAGCGGCAGTCTTTGCAAAGGTCTTAAGCTGATTTTTTACCCTTTCGATTGATTTGGTAACAGTAGTATTAACCTGTGCCAAACCGCCGTTAAAACCCGATGTATCAAGTTTCGTGTCAAAATTCAGATAACCGTCAACCGCCAAATTTTCACATCCTTTCATTTAAAAATGGGCATAAAAACAGCGCACACCGTTATGATGTACGCTAATAAAATTTTGCAAAAGAACAGCCACCCCCGTTTGGAGTGGCTTTTTGTTTTAGTTTGATTTGCTTGAAACAGCGTTGTACATTTTCACCTCAGACAAAATCGACATATTTAGCGTCAACGATAATTACACTGCCATCAGAATAGTAAGTAGATTTTACTTCTCTTATTGTTCCATAAATTTCTACTTTTTGATTTCTTTCGTAATATTCAGCGTCACCGTGTACATCTATAAGATTTCCGCTTTTATCTTTCAGCACGAACCAAGTTCCGTCATCTTTACAAAGGGCAGAAACTGTACCTGTAAATTTACAGTACATACCTTCGTATCTGTCAGGAGCAAAAAGAACATCATCATAATCGTACTCGTCACAAAGCTCTTTGTAAGTTGCTTCTCGTTCGGCAGGTGACATTGTAGTTGTTTTCTGAAATGTTGTAGGAACTTCCGTTGTTTCTACTTCTGTTGTTTCTTCAAAATCATCATCTAATAACGAACTGCTTTCCGCTGTTGTACCGCAGCCAACAAGCGATACTGCAAAAACTGCGGTTAATGCTAACGCTATGAGTTTTTTCATCATTCATCCTCCTAAATGTTAAAACAATATAGTTTTTACTTAATCATACACTAACATTTAGGGAATGTCAACAATATGTGATAAGATACTACACTACACAAGCGAATTTATGAAGTCAAGTTCTTCTTTATCTTCTGCTGTGAGTTTGGGCTTTAGGTCGATAAGTTCTTTATGTTCGCTGTAAAAATCCCGTTCGGTTTTGTCGAGCTTCTTATGCTTTGCCTTTTTGGTGCGAATTGACATAACCTGTGTAAACAAGCCGTCGCCCACTTCATTGAACAAGCCGAGAAAAGTCCACCAGTGCATATAATCGACTGTGCGTGTTTCCACTCCTGCAACCTTATTGAGAGCAGGGAAGATTATATGTCCGTCCTGTTCCCAATCAAGCACACGAACGGGGAGCTGTTTGCCCTGCGGAATATCTCCGCCGTCAAGATACCAAGTTGCCCTGTCAAGTGCCTTTTGGTAATTTTCGGGAATTTCCTTGTAAAGGCACTCGACACACACTCGGCATTTTTCAAAATCGTTCAGATCATCGTCTGCATAGGCTTTGAAAATCAGCAGAGCAACACGGAAGTCGGAATTGATTTCGTAGTTTCTGCCGTCAACCTCAAGGCTTTTCGGCAACAGTTCAAGCATTACTTTTTCACCTGTGAAGTGTATTTGCCTACTTTCTCATCGGAAATTTTCTGTGCCGATTCAAAATCCGCCTGCATAACGGGAATAAGCACTTCAAGGAAGTTTTCAAAAATCGGCTTACCGCCCGCAAGTGAAAGACAGTTAATTTCACCAAAGGCAACCGTGCAGACATCCGAACCGAAAATGTAGTTAATCTGTTCTCTGATGTCCTTGTCGCACTCGGTGATAAGCTGAATTGCGTCTGTGTTTTCAGCTTTTTCAGCGTTTTCATACTTCTTCTGAATCTGCTCAATATTCTTGACTGCCTCGTTGAGCCTTGCATGAATGCCCACATCCGCGGTATTGATACGGATTACTGCGTTTTCGTCATCGCCAATCTGATACTCCTTGTAACCTCTGTCAAAAACAAGTTTCTGCATAAATCAATCCCTCCTCAAAGATTAAACCGTTGCGGTAAAGGACGGCACTTTCTTCTCAATTGTAGCTGTACCCTGCTGTCTGTCGCCGTTGAATGCGATGTTGAACGGAATGTTCACACCGCCCTGAGCGCCGCCGTATGACTGTGGCTTTACGATACAGGTTTCAGTCCAAGCGTCGTACGGACCTGTCTTCTTATCAACAAGGACTTCAAGAATTGCAGTCTTGCAGTCGTCGCCTGTAAGGCGGTTCATTGCAATATCCTTAATCTTTTCATAGATTGCATCGCCTGTATTTGCGTAATAAGTGTCTGCGTCGATTGACGGTTCATAGCCGTTATCGTTTACAACGGTTTCGTCAAGAATGTTCTTGACTGTTTCTGTGTCGGGGTTGAGTTCAACGGACATATCTTCAATATCTCTGCCAATCAAAAACCACTTAGGGGTTTCGCCACCAAACGAAGCATCAATGTAGTGCATAAGATAACTTCTTTTGAGTTTACCGATATCGGGTGTTGTTACTGCCATATTTAAAATTCCTCACTTTCGATTTTGTAATCTGCGGTAATCTGTAACTGATACATTACATTACCAATTAAATTGCTGTCGGGTATGTCATAAAGCATACCGTTTGAACAGGTTATTTTTGTGAGCGTACCTGCAAGCTCATTGTCGCCAACCGTTACGGTCAGCGTTTGCCCATTCACCTGTTTTTCAAGCCACAGCTGTAACTCGTTAATAAGTCCGCTGTTGGCAAGTCGGTCATAGTCATTAACCGACTGATAAACAGCGTACAAGATGAATGTGTGCTGTCGCTCCTGATTGCCGAGAACATCGGATTTAATCAGTGTGTCGCCTGTCGGAGATAAGCCGTAGCTGTCGGCGTCGGGGGTTGTATAGTCAATGTGCAGAACATCGTTCAGCTTTGGAAAGCTCATCACAATGCTCTGCATAAGTTCAATTATGTTCATTCTGCCGTGCCTCCTGCCACTTTAGCAGCACCCTGTAAAATCTCTTTTTTACGGTCAGCTTTCATTCGTTCAAACCACATCTTGCCGGCAAGAGGGTGCTTTGCCCGAGAATAAACAAGCATTTTACCTGTGGGGTGTTTCTTCTGTCCTTTAGGGCTGAAATAGCCCACAATAACACCGTTTTCCTTAATCGGGATATTAAGACCGTAAACCTTGCCGTAGTAGAGATACCTCGCATACGGTGTGTTCTGATGAATTTCGCCCGAGCCTATAACCGTTGAGAGGGTTGCCGACTTTTCAAGCACACCGTTTCTGAACGGCGTATAGGGTTTCATCAATCGTAAGACCGTGCTGTCAACATACTTTTGCACCTTTAATACATCGGCACTTTTGCGGACTGCAAACTTTTTATCCCAGAGGAAACCTGCCGTACCGTTTTTTGACTTGATGACAAAATCGGGCGGTTGAACAATCTTCATGCAATCACCTCGCCGAAATTTTGATGTGCTGTAAATCGGTTACACCGTAGAGCTTTTCATCAATCGACATAACCGCATAGCACCTGTGTTTTTGCTTTAGCGTTTTAAGGCTCTGTGACACACTCTGAGGGCTTGAATTATCAAAGGCAAAATTACTCTCGCCCTTAATAATAATGTCCTGTGCGCTGTTCTGAGGGGTGCAGAGCTGACCTGCAAAAAGGTTTTCGCTCGGCTTTAAAAAGTCGGGCAAAAGTACTGCGGATTCAATCGGGATATACACCGTCACGCTGTCAGCGTTCTGCATTCCGCTTTTAAGCACATTGCGAGCCTTATTCTCCTGCCAATGACATTCGGGAATGAAATAACGATCATAACCCGAGCCGTTGAATCTGTAAATAGTACAGGAGCTTTCAGGGGTAATAATCATCTGCGACCACCTCTGTACAATAAATCTGTGTCGGCAAGATACTTGTAAATTGTGTGTCTGACAGCCTTTTTATGGGCGGTTTTACGCTCTCCCTCGGACACATAGCTTACGGATTCATCGCCCACGCTTGCAGATGAAATTCCTGAATTTGCGGACTGCTTTTCATCGTTATACACAAGCTCTGCAAGCTCACAACAGCAGAGTTTTACGCTTTCGGGAATATTGTTCCCGTCAACATTTTCGCCTGTGTATGCCTTAATGAGCAGGGTTGCAGAGCGTGCATAATAATCAAAGGCGGAAACAATGACCGCCTTTCTGCCACAGAGATATTCAGAAATGTAATAGCCTTCATCGGCATAAGCGGTCATAGTAACACTCCTTTAAGCCTCTACGGCTGAATGGCAGTAGATACCTGCCTTTTTATTCTCGTAAACATCGGCAATACCGACCATACGATAACCAAACTTCCAACCGTCAGAACTCTGATTAACTGACGGCTCAATAACCTTTGTGTCAAGGTGCTTTGTGAACTGAATCGGAGCAGAGCCGTGAATAATCATAAAGTTGATATTCTTGCCCGAAGTCGCCTTTTTGTAACCGCCCTTTTCCTTGCTTGAGGATGTGCCGTCAAGCTGTTCAATTGCTGTATAGAATCTTGACTGAGGAACAAGTGTGGTATCTGCAAAACGGCTGAGAACCTCCCTTGATTTTGTTGTGTCAAGGTCCTGCACAAGACCGTAAAGCGGTGATGTGATGAAAAGGTGTCTGTTCTCGAAAGGAACTTCGTCCTCATCCATTTTTGTTGAGGCTGTGCGGAGAGCCTTTACAACCTCTTCGCCTGTTGTGAGAGTTGCACTCACGGAAGAAATACCGCTTGTACTTGCATACTTTGCAAAGCGGAAAGCGTCAAGCTCGGGAACAACCTTTGTGCGGATAAACTCGCCCGAAAGTCTGCCGAATGCAATGCCTGCCGTTTCTGCATTATCCATTGTGTCAACCGTGAACATTCTGCCACGGTCAAAGTTACATTTCACGGTTTCGTTCGTAAGCTCAACATCGCCGTCAACATAACCGCTGTTGCGTGAATAGTCAGCAAGACCGTCCATTGTGAGCATCGGAATGATAAGCTCGTTTGCGTTAGCGCCCTGTGTTGCAAGGTCTGACGCACCGTCAATTTTGCTTGTGAGTGCTGACTGCTTATAGACCTCATCAAGCAACGCTGTGTACTGTTTAAAAAGTGCAATTGTGTTTGCCATAATAAAATCACCTCATAGATTTAATAAAATTATTTCTTTTCGGCAGAAAGTCCCATAGCCGCACGCATTGACGCAAGCGGATTTGAGCCTGTACCGCCGTTACCTGTATCGGTTGCACCGACAGGATTCTGAAAAGGCTCATCAGACCCGAACATATAGCCGTTTTCGGACTTAACCTGTTCGAGAGCCTTTTTGATGTCATCTGCCTGATTTTTAGATGTTTTCAGGTTTTCAAGGTCAAGCAGAGCCTTGACAGCCTTTGCATTTTTCGCACCGCTCTTTGAAACAGCGGTGTCAAGAACAGAGTTAAACTCCATATCGGCAATTTTTATCTGATACTCGTTTTCCTTTGTTTCAAGTTCGCCGTTGAGCTTTTTGATTTCGCCCTTGAGCTCGTCCACATTGACACCCTCAAACTTTTTGAGTGCAGTCTGCGCAGTTTCAAGCTGTGACTTGTAGTTGTCCCTTGATGTGCGGAGCTTTTCAACCTCTGACACGGTTTTGTAATTATCCGCAAAGGCTTTTTCAAAGTCTACCTTTTTATCTTCGGGAACTGTAAAGCCGATTTCGGAGAGAAGTGTGTGTATATTCTTCATAGTAAATCCTTTCTGCATAGCTTGTATTCCGCTTTGCCTGCGGTAGAAATTCAGCCGTTATAACCTACGGCATGGTAAAATAAAAGCACCTATGCAATCAAATGCAAGGGCGCTTAATCTGTTTTTTCTGTTTTAACTGCTTTGGCTCTCGGCTTTTTGGGAGCGTCAGACTTGACCTCTTCTGCAAAACCGCCGTCAATGAGTTCCTTTGCTCTCTGCTCGGAGCATTCAAAAACTTCATTCACAGGTCGGGTTACATAGCCGTTCTGTTTATCATTAAATGATGTTGTTACTCTGATTTTCATTCTGTCACCACCTTTCTAAACCGGTCGAAATCGACGGGTTTAACTGTTAATCTTTACTCTTAAATGTAATCGGCAAAATCTGTTTAGGCAGGAAGTTAATTTCATAACGGTATTTGTCCACTTCTGCACCGCTTATGTCCTCTACAACATACATAGTTTCATCATTAAGACCTATGATATGCTTTTTGTATTCACCCTTGCCCGTTTCGCAGACAACCTCAATTTGGTTATCGTCATTATCGACCTGTAATGAAAAAGCGGCAACAAGTTCAAATGACGGCTTATCGGTTCTTGTGTTAATAACCGTAAGCCTGCGTATCACATTGAAATTGTCTGCTTCCTGCGAAACATTGTACGATACCTGCGTTGCCTCGGTACAGCCCACAGTAACCAGTACGGTTGTTGCAATCATAACTACCATAAGTACAATTGCTAAAATTCTTTTTCTCATAGTATCAAACCTTTCTTTGATTAATAATAAAAAAGCACTCTGATTTCTCAAAGTGCTGATTTGATGTATTTAGTTCTGTTACGGCAAGTTGCAGGCAAGTTAAGCAATGCCGTGAACAAGCCGTTTTTCTTGCTCTGAACATATTCTCGGCAAATTAAACAACAAAACCGCCCTTTTTACGGAGCGGTTAGCTTTTGTTTCTTTGTTTTTCAAGTTCTTTAATTATTTCGTCAAGACGTTTTGAAGCTTCTTCGTTAGAACCATCTAAAACAGATTTGTTTATTTCTTCCATTCAAATAAACCTCCTTCTTGATGTTTACTTAAAAATTTATCAATAACCTTTCTGTATTCACTATCAGAACCTGTTTTTATCCTCTTTTTTCCCATTCGTTGTAACTCTGTTAAAAGTGATAGTCTGTCGTATCCTTTCAACTTTGTTAATACTTCAATGTTGCCATCGTTTTTCACAATAGTAAATGTTTTTATACTATCATTCTTAATAAATTCGATAATATCATTTAAAGAATAACTGCTGTTTCTCGGGTGATTGTGCATAACAAATAAATCTTTGCCTTGAAGTGCTGATCCAAAATCTATTTTTTCATCAGTTCCTTTAATAGGCTCTGTAATCATTTTGGACACATCATTTTTTAACACGAAGGCAACTTCTTTATTTTCATTTTGTTCTTTTGAAAATTTCAAAAGCTCCTTGTGTTGTTTTTGAATTTCCAAACACTGCTCTTCTGTATAACCTTCAATATCAACTTTAGGAATACGACTGATAGCTTTATCGGTTATCGGAGTAATAGGCTTTTTACTTTTCTCTTTTATTATACCACTTTTACCCGATTTTGCAACAGATTCAGCGGTGATTTTATTAACACTCTCTGCTTTTTTCGGGAGTTTTGAGCCTAAAGCATTTTTGCCGTTTACGGTTACTCTTTCCCATTGCTGAGGGAGGTTCATTGCTTTGGAAAACTTTACATATTCGTCCTGCCTTTGAAAATATCTGACCTTTGCGCCTGTGATTGTATCGTCATCGGCACCGCCCTGTGTGAGCAGTTCAATCTTCTGTCGGTCGGCACGCATTGCGGTTTCAAGCTGTCTTTGCCTCTGCTGTGCCTCATATGCCGTATATGTTTTGCCGTTATACTCTTTCGGGGTGTTCTCTTCCTCATTCATACGGTCAAGTTCTTCATCGCTGTATGTCGGGGTATCAATGCCCTTGATGAACGGCGAATAGCTGTGGTAGCAGTTCGCACCGCAAAGTCCTGTGACCGTACCCAATCCGCAGACGGTTTCAAGCTCCTTTTTGCTGTACACTCTGCCCTGCCACACCTGATGTGTCGGTCTTGCACCACGGTGATAGCTGACCTCGAAATACTCCGTGCCGAGCTGTTCGGCGTTGTCCTCGTTGACCTTTGCGACAACCTGATTAAAGCCTGTCATCAACGCCCTGCGTGCCGCCACATCAACACGATTGCTCCAACCACTTGCATAATCGACGGTACGCAGGGCGCTGTCGGTCATAGCTTTAACCGCTTTTTTGAGGACTGTGTTATAATCAACCGCACCGCTTGCAATCTGCATAAGTCCGTTGTCAAGAGTGCGTTGGTAAAAGTCCGCAAGCGGAGTAAATGACAGCGTATTGTCGGCATTTCTCACTGCGAATCCGAGTGAGCCTGTAATGTTCCTGTACTCCGATTTTGTCTGATTTTTGACCGCCTTTACAAGTTGTTGCAACTGTTTATTTTCTGCATAAGGAATATACTCTTTGCCCTTGCTTGTATAAAGCTCCTCGTTTCTTGCATATCCCGATTTCACGACTTCGTCATAGATTCTGTCGATTTCATCGTCAGACACATCGAGCGTGCTTTGAATAAGGCTGTTTATTTCATCCTTACTCACGCCCAATTCATAAAGCCTGTTTATCTGCCAATCGGCGGCAGAGGTTATCTCCTCACCGTTAGCTTTCAAACGCCCCGTAAGGTCGGACATAATATTTAACTGTAAACTGCGGTACAACTGTTCCATAGCCGAGGGCAAAGCCTCAATTTCAGTCGGAGTGAACATTATTCGATAACCTCAGAGGACTGCGGAAGATTCTTTTTCGCTGTCTTTTCGTCCTCTCCATACCACTTCATACGGTACTCATCAGGTCGCATAATACCAAGGTTTAAGTCCTGAATATCCTGCTTGCGTTCGGTTTCTTCATCGGTCAGAATACTGTCCTTAAAATCACACACAAACGAATAACCGCTTGTTGTAAGCGAATTGTAAAACGCAAGAGCATACACCAAGTCATCAAGGCAATAGCGAAGCTGTTTCTGAATTGCCGTGACGGTGTTGTACTTTCTGTCCTTTGCTGACTTAATCTCCGTAGCAGTCTTTGCAACTGTTTCGGGGTTTGAAAGGTCACCGTATGCAAGACCGACCGCAAATTCAATCATACGCAGATATGTATTCAAGCCGTCCGTAATGTCGGACTGTCGGAACGCAGGCGAAAAGTCCTTGAACAGTTCTTCGTCGCCCAAATCCACATCAACGGCACGGTACAAACGCCTGTTAAGTCTGTCGGCTTTGCCGTCCTTAAACACGGCAGAATCAACATGAATCGCACGCTCTCCGCTTTCAAATTCCCAGTCAAGCCGTCCGAACTGCATATCGGCTTTCTGAATGATTTCAAGTCCGCTGTCAAAAATCGACATACCGCATGATGAGCCGTCAACCGTGTTTTTAATCGGCACTCTGAAATAACCGAACGCAGGTCTTTTCATATCGGGGTATGTGACCGCAGGCGGTAAGTCTGCCCACTCGTCAATGACAGCGAGAGGAATTTCAGTACCGAGAACCTCGGGTGATGACGAACGGTAAGCCGTGTTAGTGACAGTCAAGCCCTTGTCCTTGTCAAGGCTGTGATATTCAAGCCTTGTGTAGTAGTTGTCACCGATTTTCTTAAATTCGGGGAAGATGACCTTTACAAGCCTGTGCTTTGCGTCAAACTCAATCGGCACAAAAGCATTTGCCGAGATATATTGTACCCTGTCACCGCCCAAAGGCTTAATGACCATTGCGCCTGTTGCAAGACCTGACTGTAACTCCGAATTAAGCTCCTCGGTTGCAGTTTCAAACAATTTTGACAGCGTTTCATTTGAGATGTTCACCGTCATTTCGTTAAGCGTAATGTTAGCAAACTCCCTTGTGATTGACTGCTCAAGCCTCAAACTGATGACATTTTCATCAAGCCACGGAGCTTTGCCGACATAGCAGTTTTGCCATACTCCTATCGCCTTTTGCATTTCTGCTGTAATCGCAAGCCGTAAATTAAGCGCCTGCCGAATATTTTCAAGCGGAAACATTCGCCTCCACACTCCTTTCAAAAAATCTATAAGTCCCATTATTCACCTCTGCGTTTCCATACTCTGTTCATTGCATATCTGACAGCGTCAATATGGTGGTTGTCCTTATCGGGATAACCGCTGATAACATTGCCGTCCTTGTCACGCTCGTATTCATAGTCGAGAAACTCCTGTGCAGTATGCGGACAGCGTGTGTTATCAATCACAATCTCCCGTAAAGACTGCAACCACTTCATCGAGTAAACAACCGAACCGGGTCCTTTTTCTGCCGAACGAGCCATTAAACCGTCAGCCCTGTAATCGCCGACTGACTTCTGTTCTGCACTGTCGCAAGTAATCAAATCATTGCTTGTAACTCCGTGCTTAGTTCTGAGCAATTCGGCTGTTTCCCTGTTGCTTTTTTTGTTGCAATGTTCCTCGTCAAAAATAATGAGCTTGTGTTGACTTGGAATATAAGTCATACAATCATAGGCAAACGGATCAGGATACCAGCCCCAGTCAACTCCTCTGTAAAATCTGTCAAAGGTCTGAATTTCGTCATCTGTGACCTCACGAATAACAACATTATCAAATACATTGCCGCCTGTGCCGTTAGCAATGCCCATATACTCGTTTTCATAGGCGGTAGGGTTTGTTTCTTTCAGGAACTCTGCGTCATCTATAAACGGCTTTCCGAGCCATTTTGACGGTACTGTAAGGTATGTACTCTCAATAACAAGCCTGTCTTGACGGGGAATTTTAACATACTTGTTTGCCCAGTTCTGTGCAGATTTCGGAGGGTTGAACGATTTAAATTTAAAAGCCGTGTCACCGCCACGGATCACCGACTGTTCAATCTTTCTGACAGCTTCCTCGCCCGTGAACTGGTCAAGTTCCTCAAACCACACAACGCCGATATAGCCGAACGGTACTTTGATTGATTTAATCTTGCCCGGATCATCTGCTCCACGGAAGTATATTTTCTGTCCTGTGCTTACCCTCGTGATTTCGAGAGGTGACACGGTGCAGTTAAACTCGCTTTCAAGACCGAGAGCAGAGATTGACCACAAAATCTGCTGATACACCGAACTGCGCAGAGTGTCGGCTACCTGACGAAAAATACAGGCATGCATTTCCTCGTTCTTCATAAGCAAATCAATAACATTCAGACTGACGAAAGACGATTTTGTTGAACCTCTTCCGCCGGGAAAAACATATTCCGAATGTTCTTTACCCTCAATATCAAAAAGCACCGACGAAAACGACGGTGCAACCATATTAGCCGGTATTCCTTTGTACTCCGAACCGTCACTCTTTGGCGGTTCAGCCTTTTTGCGTTCAATGTCGAGATAGGCATTGTCAAGCTTTATTTTATGATTTTCAAAAACATTGTCACGGATAATATTTCTTAATTCTTTAATGGAATTAACATCACCTGTTTTAGCCTTTTTGAGAAGTGCTGCATTTACAACGAGCAAATTATTGACCAAATCTTCGTCAATCTCATCAACATTAATTCCCATATCAATAAGCATTTCCCAGTCGGCAGGAGTGTTGGCAGGCAACGAAAGTAACATATCCATAACCTGTTTCATATTCTTTTTACGGCGGCGTGACTTGCCCGAAGCCTTACCGCCCTTTGCTCCGTTTTTCACGGCTTCATCACGGCTTTGGTCAGATGTAAACGGTATTAAATTTTTCTCATTGGGCAATCACCTCACCTCTTTTATCTGATTTTCCCTCACAACACAAAAGCGCCCTCAAACGAGAGCGGTCTGTGCGATTTTTTAGGGGGACATAAATGCCTATGTCGTTTTGTTGCTTTCTTCAGTTTACATTATACCGCACCTAAAACGGAAAAACGGACAAATTTACCAATGGTGGCGGTTGCACATTTTTCTTATGTTGTCGGGGGTATTGATTCCGCCTGTATCGACTGCAATCTTCGCCCAGCTGTATTTTAAGCCGAGGTGCATAAACAGGCAATTCTCCACAAAGTCTTCACGGGAGAGACTGTTCAGGGCTGAATTTCGGCGAATTTCAAGGTTCTGAATATCCCTTTGAATATCTGCAATCTGCACCACCGCATTGCCCACCCTGTCGGATGTCTGACCTGACGGAACAATTCGTTCACCCAGCGTCACCGCCGTGTTGTCCGCCTCAGCCTGAATCCGTGCCATTTTCGCCCTCAGCCGTGAAATCTCTCTGTTAATATCCTTAATCTCTCTCGCTGTCAATCCGTATCTACCTCACTTTCAAGCCAATGTTTTGTGCAGTCAGTACAATTGTTATTAAATTCTTTACCTTTTGAACAACCCACACACGGTGTTCCATAGGGACAATCGAAAAAGAACATTCGACTACGAGCCATTTCATCAATTGACATCTGTTTGATTTTTTCAAAGTTTGTCATTGTGTTCACACCTCACTTCAACAATTCATCTGTTGTGATGTTAAATAAATTCGCTACAGCTATTATGGTTTCGATATTAGGCTCAAATTTTCCTTGCTCATAGTAAGATATACTTGTCCTGCTCAAATAGAGCTTTTCGCCCAACTCATCTTGCGTTAATCCATTTTCAAGCCTTAATGCTTTTAGCTTTTCAGGAAATGCCATTTTCATCGCTCTCCTCAACAGGCTGATTCCAACACTTAACACAGTTATGGTCTTTTCTGCAATTATCTTTGCTCATAAGCCCTAAACGATAAGGACAAAAATTGGGTGTTCCGTCATCTTCAAGCGGAGTGTTCGGATAGTTCTTCAAGAACTCCGTAAGAAATGTCTTTTGCGGATGTTCGTCACTCCATTTCTGCACAATTTCTATTGCTTTTTCAGGATAGAATGTTTCAAAGTCTGAACAAGATGTCATGCCGTTTGTACCATTATTCGAACTGTTCAGTGGACAGTTGGCACAATCAATTTTACACATATATGCATTACCGTATATTTTGCGTCTTTTCGTCAGTCTTCGCTTTTCGGCGAAATAATTTTCTGTTTTTGTACAATCAATCATTTTCTTCATTCTCCTTTAATTTTTCGGTTATTCTTTTGGTTAAGCCGTTTTCGTTGGTTA